TTAGCCGATGACCTCGTAGCCGATGAGGTCGGTGTGGTTGGCCGTCGCGGCGCCGACAAAGTTGAGGTAGAAGCCGGCCGTGGTCATGGTGCCAGCCCAGGGCTGGATGGTGTTCCAGTCACCTGCGGTTTGGGCGTTGGTCGGCCAGAGCTGAACGCTCTTGGGGGCCACGGCGTAGGCCGTTCCGAAGACCACGTGACAGATCACCCCAGTCTCACCGCCGGTGGCATCGCTTGCCACGCTGATGACGCCGGTCACATCGTTGCCGAGGGCGATCGTATCCGTCGAGTGGGTGGCGGGAGTGGAGGTGGTCGGCGTGCCCGACGAGTTGCAGATGAGGTGGCCCACGCTGTCGACCGAGAGGACGATAGCCCCGGCCGACTTGATGTCGAGGAGATCCGCGGTGGGAGCGGCCGCCGAGAGGATCGTGAGGGGCACATGGCCAGCGGTGTCCGCTGTCATGGTGCTGACCCCGGTGACCGCTGCCCCGCTCGCCGAGACGGTGAGGCCACCGGCGGTGACAGTCAACCCGCCCGCCGCGACTGTGGTGGCGTGGCCGATGACGACCGAGGTGGCGTTGGTCTGGCCGATCTCGAGGGCGCCGGCCGCCGAGGTATCCAGACCTGCGGTCGCAGCGACCGTGATGTTCCCGGCCGTGACCGTGATCCCGCCCGCCGTGACGGTCAGGCCACCAGCGGCGACGGTGGTCGCCCCGGTGGCATTGGCTACGGTGAGGGTCTTGCCGGAGGCGCCGAGCACCACGTTCCCGGTGGAGACCGATCCGATGGCCAGGGTGCCCGAACCGAGGGCGTCGAGGGTGAGATTCTCGTTGGCGGCCGTGGAGATGGCGGACACGGCGATACCGGAGCCCGCGGCCTTGGCCTTGATGTAGATGCCGGTGGCGGCGCTGCCGGCGGACTCATCGACCTGGAGACCGTAGTTGGCAGACGCGGCCGCGGCGACGGTGAAGGCTGTCGCAGACGATGACTGAACCTGGTTCCCGGCGGTCAGACCACCAGATGCCGACACTGTCCCGGCAACGGTGAGGTTGCCGGGCAGCGTCAGGTTCAGCTGATCAGCGGCGAATACGCCGAGCGGGTAGATGACGCCGTTGCTCATCTCAGACCGCCGCGGTGAAGAAGGCTCCCATCTCGGGCGCGATCTGGACCGGCATGGTGGCGAGGGTGCCCTCGACCCGCTCCGACTCCAGCTGCTCCAGACGGAAGCTCTTGATGCGGTTGCCTTCGGCACCAGCACCGACGTAGCCAGTCCACGCGAAGTGGTAGCCGGCCGACGGGGTGAGGATGCCAGGCTCGGGGGCCGCGTAGGCCAGCAGGGCCTTCTTGGTGCCGGCGATCCACGACCACGTGTCGGGGGTGACGAGTTCCTGGCTGGTCACGTTGGTCCCCCAGGCGACGAGCACCTTGTCCACGCCGAAGACTGCGGCGAGACTCTGCTCGTTGGCGACAGCCGGCGATGCGGCGCTGCCGCCGTACTTGATACGCTCGACGATCTCGGCGTTCTCGATCAGGGCGGCGAACACGTCCGGGGTTATGACGAACACGTTGGGCATGTAGCCGGTTTGCTGCTTGACGGACAGCTTCTGAGCGTACACATCCTCGATTGGCGTGGAGCCCGCAGCACCCCAGGTGGGCGACGGGGTGATGTCGGAGCCCGTGGCGGAGCCGGTCCAGATGCCGGTCTTGAAGAAGCCCGTCTGCCACAGGACCTCACGGGCGAGGAGGAGCAGCTGGGTGACGTTGCGGGTCGCGTCGGCCTGCAGGTTCACTGGGGACATCTGGTTGGCCAGGGTCTGGTCGTCGATGTCCTTGTGGATGGCGAGGGGCGTGGGGATGAAGTACGACTTGTACTGGAGCCCGAAGCCGGTGCCGGCGGACTCATCGCCCGGACCGCGTGGCTTGGCCTGGTTGCGGAACCAGGCTTCCTTCGGGTAGTAGGCGTACTGCGCGCCCTGCCTCTCGGAGGGCACGGTCGGGAAGACCTGGCCGGCCACGAAGTCGGTGGCCCGCTGGATGAACGCGACCGAGAGGGTCGTCAGCGGGATGCTGACGAAGACGTCGGTGGAGCTTGGCTGTGCCATGTCAGGCCACCTTGCCCGCAGAAGGCATCAGCAGGACGGAGCAGAGGGCACCCGCACCGGAAGCAGTGTCGAGCAGGATGCCAACCGCACAGTTGGGGGATGTCCAGGCGATGGCCTGGCCGGAGCCGTTGATCATCAGCTGCACTCCCGGGGTCGAGAGCGCCGAGCCCGCCACCATCTTGGTGATTCCGGCGTACATGAAGCTCGCGCCGTTGCCCGCGGCGCTCGGATCGTTCTGGAGCACACCGATGATCGGGGCAGTGGTGCTGGTGGCGACCACGACCTGGCCGCTGGAGTTCTCGGCCAGGGCTAGGTACTGGCTGGTCGAGAGGTTGCCGCTGGACGGCAGGATGCCGCAGAGGCCGAGAGGCTGTTCGAATGCCATTGTCAGATCCTCTGTGCGTCGGGGTGGGCCCGGTGGTACTGGGCCATCTCGATCTCGCGCTCTTCGGGGCTGTTGGCCTCGGCGAAGAGCTCCGGGTGCTGCTTGACCGCCTCGACGTAGGCGGCTTCCTTGGTGAGCTTCGGGTTCGCGGTGTGGATCAGCTCGGCAAATCCTTCGAGCTTTCCCTGGGCGGAGCCGGCCCCGCCAGCCTCGCCATCGACCTCGGGGGCGCCGATCCCGCGGACGTTGAGCGGCACCATGCTGTTGGCGGGACGGTCCTTGAAGGAGTCCAGCACGAAGGCGTTGGTCTCGGCGAAGGTAAGGGCGTGGTCGTCGTCGGCGACCAGGGTGTCGCGCTCCGCCGGGGTCATCCGGCCGGTGCGGACCAGCTCGGCGAACTGGGCGCGAACGCTGCGCAGCGCCTCGTTGCGCTGCATCTGGGTGACCTTCTCGGCGAGGGCGAGGCGCTCCTTCTCGGAGGCGTCGAACTTCTCGCTGAGCTTGGTGTGCTCGGCCATCAGCGCCGCGTTCGGGTCGGCTGCTGGCGCCGGAGCGGGCGTCGCTGTGGTCTCAGCCATCTGTGCTTCCTTTGTCGGAGGGGTTGGGGTTGTGGGCGCAGCGGCGGACCGCTCGGCCCATGTCAGCGAAGAGGCGGGGTTGCCCATGGCCTGCTGTATCCGCTGGGCGGACGTGATCTGGCGGTAGCCGTTGCACTGCTCGGCCAGGAGGCAGGTGCCGTCCCCGTCCGCGTCACCCCGGCGGGTGTAGCCGGGGCAGAAGCCGAAGGGCGGCTGGTTGACGCAGGGGCCTGTTGGCCCGTCGTCGTCCCCGTCGAAGTCCGGGTCGGCGAAGGCCAGGTGCCGAGCCGCGGCGACCGAGATCGGGCGCTCGCTGAAGGCCATCAGGCAGGAGCCGTCCTCGCTGGCGGCGATCCGACCCATGTCCTTGAGGCGGGGGTAGTTGGTCAGGGCGAGCCCGGCCGGGATCATCGGGTAGCGGACGCCGCTCTGCGGGTCGAGCCAGCCCCGCAGGATCTCTGGCGAGGTGTAGCGGTACTCGTCGCTCTGGATGAGGGTCTGGCCCACCGGGTTCCAGTCCGGGATGGCGACCAGCTTGTCGTCGCCGTCGAACTCGAGGCTCTTGATCCAGCCGATCGCCCGATCGGGGTCGTGAGCTTCGTTGATGATCGGCAGGTCCTGGCCCCGAGCGCCGGAGTCGAACAGCTCCTTCATGGTGCGCAGGTCCTCGGGACCCACCGTGAAGTCACCGTAGTCGTCGAAATGCCGCTTGCCGACGGTCAGGAAGGGAAGCGGTTTGCCCTCGACGAACTCCATCGGTGCCATGGCGAACATCGCCGAGCACTCGGCGAAGGGCTTGGGCTTGGCGTCCGGGTCCGGCTTCTTGTAGGCCAGGTAGCCGGGGTGGGTGTGGCCGTCGGTGATCGGCGGGTCGGTGTGGCGAAGGTGCTGGCCCCCGCCCTTCTTGAGATGGACGTGCTCGGCGACCTTCTCCTCGGCCATGGTGGTCGAGTCGTCTCCGTCGTCATCGGGCGCGTACGGCAGCGCACCGTCCTCGCCCAGGTCTGACGCGGCGGGGTGGGCGTGCCCCGGAGAGGCGACGCCCATGTGGGTCACCGTGCCGCCGCCTTTCAGGCGGTGGGTGTGAGAGACGCGCTCGGCCATCTTGAGCGAGCCGTCGGCGTTCCAGTTGTCGGGGATCTCCTTGCTCAGACCGAGCTTCTTGGCCCCGGCGATGACGTGCCGACGGATCGCGTCGTGGTCGGCCCCGCCCCTCCCGACCGCCTTGACGGCCTTGCCGAGTTCGTCGGCATCGTTGACCGGATACGACTCGTCGCCAGAGGGGTTGGTCATCGTGCCCCTGGCGGCCTTCTTGTCCTGCTCTGCCTTGTCAGCCATGAGCATCGTCCCCTGGGGGTGTGGCCACAGGGGGGAGCGTGGGCAGGCGCTAGGGTTGCCCTAAACCTACCCATAACCGGAATCGCTGGCTGGGGACGCGGCGCCAGGCGGAAGCCACCTGTCACCATCGGAACCAGGACGCAAGGCCCGTAGGCGTCGCCCAGCCGGCCCGGGATGCTCCGGGGTCGGCTAGCGGTAGGCGACTGGGCTCTGGACCCAAGGGACGGTGGTTCGAATCCATCCCCCGGAAGCTTTCCCTGCTGCCGCAAGTAGGGAAAGGAATCGTGGGGATGGTTCGGGGGGAAGGACCCTTCGAGCAGAGCCAGGTGCGGCGCGGTATGCTGCCCGCATCCAGCGAAGGGAGATGGAGAGATGGCGGGGGTGGCGACACCCTCGCACTCCGCCGCAAGGGGAGGTCAACCGATGTTTGGGACAGGGCTCATACGCAAAGCCACGAAGGTCGTGGTCTACACCGCCGTACCCGTGGCCGGACCGCTCAAGGCGGCGACCATGGGAACCCGCAACACTCGGCTGAACCTAAAAGAGCAGCGTAAGCAGACGGCCTTGCTGGGGCAGATGGCTCAGGGTAGCGTTGAATCCCCGCCGTCCAGCGCCAGCCCCGAGGTCATGGTGACCCCAGACCACAAGTGGATCAGCTTCGATGGCGGCGCCCACTTCGTTCCTTACGGCTCGCCCCCACCCGTCACGACCCCCACCCCATCGACGGCTCCCCCCAAGACCGCCGACCAGCTTCGGGCCGAGCAGCTCCACGCGAGAAATCGGCTCACGCTGAAGGGATCTGAGTGGAGGTGGCTGAGGAAGTACGAACGCGCCACGGCCGGCGCCGTCCCACAGCCGCCCGCTAAGGCCTGACCGTTAGGCGCTGGCCGCCACGTCCATCTCATCCTGGCCGTTCCAGACCGGCGTGTCGTCGGTGACGTCGGCCGCCTGGTAGTCCAGCGAGTGAAGGCAGTTGGGGTGGAGCGGAAAGCCCGGGTCGTCGAAGTCCGAGGGATCGGTCCAATCGCCGTAGGCGTCGACGGCGTCCTGGCAGTCCTGACAGGCGGCCGTGTCCGGCGTCACACGGACCATGCTAACCGCCTGTGGGTTGCGGTCCTGCCAGTCCTGCTGGGCGTCGCCCCAAGCCGACGTCGACTCGGTGATGGCGATCTGCTCCGCCTTCCAGTCGGCGCGGTCGGAGACCCAGCTGCTGGTGGCGTCGGAAAGCCACTGCTGGCTCATCTGGGTGCCCCGCTGGGCCGAGAGGTCGATCCAGGACGAGCCCACCTGGGTGGCCAGGTCGCGGTTGAACGTCTCGATGATGCCATTCGCCGCGGCATCGGCCTGCTGTTGGAAGCCCGCCAGGAGCGCCGGGTCGGTGATCATGGAGATGGTGTCACGCCCGAGCGCCACCAGGTTGTCGTTGATGGCCTGGACGTAGCTGTCCTCGTACAGAGCGCGCAACTCGCTCGACAGGGCCGCCTCGTCGTTCTGGTCCATCGCATACTGGCCATAGGTGGCCCGCACGTAGGGAGGCGGGTTGCCAGCGAAGTACAGGCGCTCGGCGTTCTCAGACATCAGCAGCTGGCTGATCGAGTGGAGCAGCCGGGCGTCCTGGTCGGCGGTGAGGCCGAAGTCCGGGTCGATCACTTGGGCGGCACGGAGCGCGCTGTCCGGTCGAGCTCCGGAGATCAGGCTGTTCGCATAGCGCATCAGCGCCTTGAGGCCGTCCGAGGTATCGGGGAACCAGTCTTGCGTGCCCGAGCCACCCTGAATCTGGAAGCCGCCCTGCGGGGCCTGGGGCCAGCCCGTGGGCGGCGGCGCGTTGTCCGGGGTCGTCGTCGCGTCGTGGACCCGGATGTCGTCGATCTGCGAGAGCGACTGGGGTGCGCCCGTCGAGGCGATCGACTCCTCGGGCTCCATGTCCGAGGAGTGGGCGATCATGTCCACCTCCTCGGGGGAGTGCGGTGCATCCACCTCCCGCGTCGCCGCGGCTAGGGCGTAGTCCGACGGGTCCAGCATCCCCTGCTTCTTCCAGTAGTGGATAGTGGTGAAGGGGATCCCCGTTACCGCGGCGGCCTTGCGGAGCGAGCCGTGCTTCTTCAGCGCGTCGGCCGCCTGCTGGCGGTGATCGGGGGGATGGGCGAAGTCGAGGGCGTCGGTCACCGCTGCACCCCCGAGGCCGCCGTGCGCTGGTCGACCTGGGACTGGTACGCCTCCAGCTCGGCGGCGGCGCCGAGGAGGCCGGCGTGGGCCTGCCGCCAGCGCATCTTGACGTTCTCGCTCGGGTTGACCATCGCGGTCCGGGTCAGCCGGCAGTAGGCGAGCGCTGCCGCCACCACGGACCGGCGGATGTCAGCCTCGGTGCGGCGCGGCTTGGACGTCTGGGTCATGGTGCGGTGCTCCCGTGCTCCGGCGACACCACTAGCTCCTCGCCGAGCCGCCGCAGGATCACCGGCAAGGTCTCCTCCCAGGTCGCGAAGGGCACGCCCTTGTCGTCGGCGTACGCCTCGCAGTGGTCCTTGGTCACCAGGCGGTCGTAGGGGATGCCGGCGTTGCGAAGCTGCTGACGCTGCTCGGCAAGACGCTTCTCCACCTCGTCGGGGTCGAACTTGGTGGCCGGATTCCACCCGGCGCAGGAGAGGTAGACGGTGACACCCGAGTTGTACAGGGCGGAGATGGCCTCCTGAGCACCGGGCATCGGACCGCCGATCGTTGTGCTACTTGAAGCCTCGATGGTGGTCATGTGAACGTCTATGTCCACAGACGGGCCCGTGAAGCCGCGGGGCGTGTCCGGGGCCACCGTGTCGGGATCCGGCCAGTCTCGGACCGGGGTGCCGGTCAGCGGCTTCTCGACGCGATGCCAAACGCCGTCGTCGCCCATGGTGAACCGGCGCTTGAGGATCGCCTCGATGGCCGCCCCGATCTGCACCGTGTCGCCATCGAACGCCGGCACCATCCGGTCGTCGACGTAGAGGCTGGCGGGATGCTTCGGCAGCCACACTTGGATGGGCAGCCCGTACTCGGTCGCCCAGGCCTCGCACATGGCGATGCGCGCGTTCTGGATGTCAAGGTCCTTACCGTCGGCGACGTAGAGCCCGGCCGAGGTCACGTGGATGCAGCACCCCTGGGCCGCGAGCTTGTCGAGCATCACCTTGACCCCCGGGAAGGGGGGGGACGTGATCGGGTAGCTATCCGACGGGGTGAGGGTCGAGTTGAGGTCGAAGGCGATGCAGGGCTGGTCATCCACCTCGCCGTTCTGGTCGTGGATGTGCTGGGGAGGACGCTTGACCAGCTCGGCGGGGCGCTCGGCGAAGGGCACCGGGGAGCCGTTGGGCTGGGGGATGGTGACGTGGACCACCTGACCCGGAGGCTTCGGCTTGCGGCACGCCTGGGCGGCCAGGAGGTCGCGCAGGGCGGCCTTGTGACGGCCGGCGACCTGCTCGGGCCGGGTCACCGTGGTGCGTTCGGACATCGCGACAGTCTGCGCTGGCATCCCAGCCGAGCGCTCGGCGAGCTGGTAGGCTCGGCGCCGGAGCCGGACCTTCTCGCTGGGCAGCGCCGGCCTGCCGCTGGGACGCGACGCCTCGGCGAACTCCAGGAACGCCTCGGTGGCGCGGATCTGTGCGCGCTGGGTGTCGGTCAGGCGACCCCGGGGCCGCGGGAAAGGCATCCGGGCGCGAGCCTCGTTGAAGCGGAGGGACGCCAGGACCTGCTCGCGCCGAGCTCGGGGCATCTCGGCCAACTGCTGAGGCGCCTCGGCGGAGGATGGCAGTTGCTGGAAGGGGGCGCTGCCGCCCTGCACCCCGGGCATGCCAGGACCCTGGGGGCCAGATGCGGACGGGGACATGTCGCCGGCGCTGGAGCGGCCGCCCTGGGCCTCGGGATTGGTGGCAGCTGGGATGGGTGGACGAGTGCCGCCATGCTCACGCGGATCCCAGTTCGAGGGCGCGATCGCCTGGAGCAGCGACTCGAGGTACTCGGGCGTGATCGTCCCCTCGCGCTCGGGGAAGCCCAATTCCTGCCGCAGCGTGTCCTCGAGGCCGTCGTCCGGGATCAGGGCGCCCCACTGGAAGAGCGGGCCGAGGCCGCGCAGCCACTTGTCGGGGAGGCGCTGGCCCACCTGGCCGTGGGTGAGCCGGGGCATCATCGTCGACGGGATGTTCGCCCAGTTGAAACGGATCAGCTTCGGGATCACCGGATCGCCGTTCATCACCTGGCAGGTGTAGTTGGCGTCGGCGTTGAGCCCCATCAGGAAGAGGTCGGACTGATCGCTGGAGAGGGCGAAGGATCCGACGTTGTTGGAGCCCAGCAGGGTGAACTGGGCCAGGGCGGAACGCGCCATCTCGGTGGTGAAGAACTGGATGGCCTCCTGCATCGGCGCGCCCTGGAGCTTGTTGAAGAGCATTTCAAAGCCCATGTCCTCGCGCACGACGGCGCCGGCACGCTCGTGGGTGCGGAAGCCCTGGACGATGTCGACCATCAGCTTCTTCATGTCGGCCGTGTAGAGCATCGGCAGCTTGCCGACCGGGATGCCCATGTACCCGCGCTCGAGGCCGACCGACTGGATCGAATAGAGCCGGTCGCGGATGTACCAGGGCTTGTAGATCGGGCGGAGGAGCGGCACGCCGTCCCAGTTCTCGCCGTTCATGTCGCGCACGAAGAGCGCCATCTTGTCCGAGGGCACCACTGTGAACTGGTAGAAGGGCGGCGCCCACTGGGTCATGGAGATGAGCTTCCGCATCCGCCCGCCGTCGGGAAGATCGATCTCCTCGACGTTCCACTTGTAACGGGTCCAGGGCGCGATCCACGAGAGCCGCTCCAGGCAGGCCTTGCCAGGATAGCGGTCGTTGTCGATGCGGTAGATCAGCTCGAAGGGGGCGAAACCGAACTGGTTGCGGCCCGTGGTGGCCTGGCGAAGGGCGTCGTCCCAGTAGCTCTGCGCGCCGGAGACGCCGAACTCCCACAGGTTGTAATGGACGAAGTCGGCGAGGTCGGTGGCCTGCTTGCTGTCGTCCGCCGGCTCGACTTCCCAGGTGCAGGCCCGCTGCGGCAGCTCCATGACCTTGAGGAGCATCGCCACCGTCGGGTCGTGGCCCATCGCCTTCCAGACGTCCATGCCCCGGCGACCCTGGAGGGCGGGATTCTGCTCCTCCAGGATGAACCCGCTGAACATTAAGGTGCCTGGGAGGCTGAGCTGCCGGAGGTCAGGAGCGTCAGGCCCGTCCGGATTAGGGAGCGGGGTGATCAGGCCGGCGCCGTCGTAGAGGGCCATCAGGTCGCCGGCTGTGTGCAGTTGGCGATCTGCCAGGCGTAGATGGCCTCAATTCGCGCCTCGAGCTGGGCGGCGAGGGCGGCGCCGAGCGTGAACTCGCACTCGTTGTCCTCGTCGTTCTCCCCGCTGTTGCTCCAGTTGGTCGAGCCGGTAATCGTCCACAGACCGTCGCCGACGAAGGACTTCAGGTGCATGATCTGGCCTTTGTCCGACGTCCCCACCGACCAGCGGAAGTTGGGTTGGCCGCGGAGTGCCAGGAGCGGCGCAGCCACCGCGGTGCCCTCGGGGGTCTTGTGGCAGCTCTGGTCCTGCACGATCAGGGTCGGCATCCCGCCCGGGAGGCCGTGGTAGTTGGCGATCAGCTGCGCCACCAGGGCCTTGTCGTCGAACGAGTACATGGCCACGGTCTGGCTCACGCTCGCGGAGGAGACGGCGAACAGGATGGCGGGCTGCACCTTGTCCTGAGTGACGAAGAGGCGCCGGCGATCGGTCGGGTAGCCTGGTGAGACCTGGCTGGCCCGGAACTGATCGAGGACGGTGAGATCCGTGAGGGGCTGGGTCATGACGCGACCCGGGGAGCCGCGACCGTCCAGGTTCCGGCCTGACCCTTTCGTCGCCCGGACGACGCCCCGTAAGGGCTCACGAGAAGACCCCAAGGAGGTCGACGAGCGCCGTGAGGGCGCGGCCGAAGACGTTGCATCCCGTCGTGGCAGGCGGGGTGACAGGGGTCGGAGTCGGCGGCGGCGAGCTCGGTGTCACCGCGGTGCCACCGAGTGCCGTGAGATCGGCCACCAGCTGGTCGAAGGGGAAGTTCGCGGCCTCCGCCTGCTGGCGGGTGAGGACCGCGAAGTACTGCTGCGGGCACGCCTGGTACCAGGCATAGGTGGCCGGCTGGATCTGGCCCCAGGTGACGTACTCGCGCTGACCGGTCGCACTCTCGGCGTAGACGTAGAGGATCGCGTGCCCGTCGTTCGGGTCAGGCTCGTCACCGGAGCCGACGTCCCAAGGCTGGCCATCCTCGCACTGCTGGTCCGCTTGCGGGTTGAGGTTGACCCCCGTGACCACCACATCGAAGTGCTCCAGGGCCGCGTCGGCCTCGGACGCGGTGAGCTTGACGAACCCCTCGATCAGTCCCTGCTGGAAGAGCCAGAGCAGCCAGTCGCCGAGGTCGACGCCCGTGTCCTGGCCGCCCGTGTACTTGAAGTACAGCGTGACGACCTGGTCGCTGGTCATGGTGTTGGCGGCGAGCGGCTCCCCGCAGAGGGCCGCGGTGAGCATGTTCGCGTGCGCCGGGACCGCACACACACCGCAGTTGCCGACCGGCTGGCCGTTGTTGACCGTGAGGGTCGGGTCAGGCCCATTGCCGTCCATGCCCCAGCCGTTCGCCGGGATGGCTGCGCTCTCGGTGCGGTCGATCGGATAGGCCGGCGCCGGCAGGAGAAGGCCGTAGTGGGCGAGCGAGTGGAAGCGCGCGTGCTTGGCGGGATCGAAGGGCAGCAGGCCGCGACGGCAGGCCTGGGTCACATCAGCACTCCTCGGAAGGCGGGCGGAACGGGGTCGCGGTGGTCCCGGTCAGGGATCAGCTCGAAGGGCCCGAGGAAGACCGGCAGGTACGGCGCCAGGGCGATGGGGTCACCGTTGCGGTCGCGCAGCTCGTAACCAGAGTAGGAGGAGCCGCCACCGTCATAGAGACGCCACTGCTCGGTGTCGCCCTTGCCGATCAGCCGCAGGAAGTCGCTCACGTACTGCCAGGCCGGGGCGTCTGGTCAGAGATGTCGACGCCGATCCAGTCCAGTTTGAAGCTCACGCCTCACTTCGTACAGGTTCGTACAGCCTGCCCTGCTCAACCAGGGATGGCGAAGTCGACGTCGAGCTGGTCCTGCACGGCCGCCTGGCAGGCGCCGCCGCCGGTCATGCGCCACCGCAGCGGTCCACCGCCCGAGAGCGGGATCACGTCGACGTAGTACCAGCCCCGCTCCTCGCACACGATGGTGGGCGGCCCACCGCTCGAGCTGCCCCCCACTCCACCCTCGTAGGTAGTGGTGCTCATCGCCACCACCGGACTGTTGGGCGCCGGCTGGTCCCAGGTGAACGTCACCACGGTCGGGTCGGTGGGGACGAAGGCCCAGACGAGCTCGCCAACGGCGGGAGGCGTGGAGAGTGGCGTCACCAGGGTGATGCTGTCGCCGGTGACGGACTGGAGCTGGACGGAGTAATCGGGGTCCTTGGGGTTGGCCCCGAACAGGAGTGTGCACCCGGTCGCCGGGAAGAGCGACCCCTGCCCCACAGACACGTTGAAGGTCTGGGTGCTGGGAGCAGGGGTCCCGGCGACGGCAGAACTCACGGCAGCGGTGAACGGCACCAGGATACGTACGGGTTGTCCGACGGAGACGGGGCCCGTGAGTCCAACCTTCATGTTCGAGACACTGCCCCAACAGCGAGATCGCCCAGGCTCACGATGGCCCTCGCTTCGCTGGGGCGCCACAGCGACGCCGTCGCCAGCATGGCCAGGAAGACGACGGGGTTGCAGCCACCGGACGGGATCTCCGGGATCGCGCCATACGCCGTGAGCATCGCTAGGGCCGCAAGGCTTGCCGTCGCCGGCAGGATGATGGTGCCGCCGCCCGCAAGACTGGCGGTGCCGACGATGCCACCCGCTGCGAGGATGACGGTGACGACCGTGCCCGCGCCGGCCAGCTGTCCCTGTCCCACGAGGATCCCGACGCCAGCGAGCGGACCCATCACGGTGCCGGCTCCGGTCAGGGTGGCGCCCCCCGAGAGGCTGCCGTTGGCGGCCAAGGAGCTTGCGCCGGGCAGCAGCGATGCGCTGGCAACGAACTGGCCAGCGCCCGGCAAGGTGATGGCGCCAGGGCTAGCCGCGAGGGAGCCGGCGCTGGCCAGCGCGGCGATCCCAGGGTTGACGATCAGCGCGAGGCCAGCGAGGGCGCCCGCGCCTGCAGTCGCTCCAGTGCCGCCGAGCGTCACGATGCCCGTGCCGGCCAGCGCTCCCGCCGAGGCCAGACCATCCGCGCCGGGCAGCGTGATGCTGGCGGGCGCCGGAGCGAGGGATCCGGTGGACGAGAGGGCGCCGGCGGAGACGTTGACGACCAGGCCCGTACCGGGCACCTCGCCGTCGCCAGCGAAGCCGCCAGCACCTGCGATCACCACGGTGCCGGCGCCAGACAGCGACGCACCGGCGGTGACGCCACCTGTGCCGGCGACCGACCCCAAGCCGGCCAGACTGCCTGCACCTGCGAAACCACCGGATGCTGCCAGCGTCAGCAGCCCCGCGCCAGAAAGCGCGCCCGCGCTCGCGAGGGAGCCGGCGACGACGAAGATCTCGGTGTTGACGCCGCTCCCGGAGAGGGTGCCAGCAGCCGCCGTGCCGCCCGCGCCGACGAGCACCACTGTGCCGGGCCCTGCAAGCGCGCCCACTGCCACGACGGTGCCGGTGCCGGTCATGGCGAGCAGCTCGCAGTCGATCGCCAGGTTGCCAGCGCCGGTCAGGGTGATTGTGCCCGTGCCCGGCACCTCGCTGTCAGCAGCAAATCCCCCTGTGCCAACCAGGGTATCCGTGCCAGATCCAGCGAATGTCGCCGAAGTCGCGAAGCCGCCGGTGCCCGTAAGAGTGATCGAGCCGGTGCCGGCGAGAGAGGGGCTGCTGGCCATGTTGGCGGTGCCCGGGAGCGTGATCGAGCCGGCGGCTGTGGCCAGCACACCCGTGGTCGCGAACCCGCCGCCGCCGGTGGGCTTCACCAGGAGGCCCTGCAGGTAGGTGTACGCGTTCTTCACCGTGACGTCAGTCGCCAGGGTGTTAAAGTTCGCGCTGGTCAGCGACCCGTTGGCGTCGGTGGGGCAGTTGCACAGCCCGTAGTAGGCGACGGTCCCATTGCCGCCTGTGCCGCACACCCACGGCGCCGAGTCGTCCAGGGCGTACCACATCATCAGGTTGTAGGGCGCGGTCAGGGCCAGGAGCGGCGGGATGTCAGCGGTGAGTTGCGCCGTGTGGTTGCTGTCGGACACGGTGTTGGTGCTCTGGGTCTGACCTTCCTCGCCACACCACAGCGGGATTCCGGAACGCCCCAGCGAGGTCATCTCCGTAGCGAGCGCCGGGAAGCCCTGGGAGGAGGACCAGGCGACGTTGCCGTAGTCGTGGATGCCGGCGATGTCGAAGCTGTTGATGCCGCCCGAGCTGTTGACGGTCGACCAGAAGCTCGACTCGTAGGTTCCCGGGCTGAGCAGGACGTCGATGCTCGAACTGACGGCCTTGATGGCGCTGTATGCCGGCATGAGCACATGGGTGGTAAACAGGGCGATGGTGTCATTCCAGTAGTGGCCGCCGTCCGGCTCGTTCCAAACCTCGATGACCCCGGCGAGCTGACTCTGGTACCGGGTGGCGAAGGCCGTGAAGAAGTTGGTGGTCTCAGTCGACGTCGGCGTCCTGGTCGGGTCGTTGGACACGTAGAGCGGCGTCCCCCACACCGCCGGGAGGAAGCGCAGGCCGTACGAGCGAATCTTGCCGATGATGTAGTCGTAGAGCGTCCAGTCGTAGACGCCCGAGGTGCGCTCGATCTGGGCCCAGAACACGCCGGTTCGCACCCAGCCCACGCCGAGGTCGACGCATGCCTGCAGCTCGGCGTTGAACTGAGCATCCTGGTTGGCCCAGACCGTGCTCGAGGTCGAGCCGTCCGGCGCCGTCGAGCCCGCGGGGATCATGGAGCACTGGGGGTCGAGGCAGAAGCCGTGCCAGGGACGCCAGCCCCCCGTCCCCAGGTTGATGCCCACCAGGGCGTTGCCGACGAATAGCGGCACGCTCGCGCTGGAGGTGCCGGCCAAGGAGCCTGAGCTGGCCAGGTTGCCGCTGCCTGTGAGGGTGATCGAGCCGGTGCCCGCCAGGGCGCCCGTGCTGGTGAGCGCGCCAGAGCCGATCTGACCGGCGAGGACGCCCGAGCCCGTAAGCGCACCGGTGCCGATCAGGGTGATCGTGCCCGCGCCGGCCAGCGCAGCGCCGCACGCAAGACCACCCGAACCCGGGATCCCCGCCGAGCCCGCCATCACGCCAGTGCTGGCCAACGCCCCTGTACCCGTGAGGATGACCGTGCTGGTGCTAGCGAGGACGCCCGAGGAGACGAAGGCACCCGTGCCATTCACCCTCGCCGCCCACCATTCGGGCTGCGGCTGCTGCCGCTGGGTGTTCGGGAAGCTGCGACCTAGACGTGCCACGTCAGCCTCCCGTTACCAGAGTGAGGCGCGCTGGATCGCCTGGAGGCGAGGAAGGATGGCGGGTGCGTAGGTGGCCGTTGCCGCCTTGAAGGTCCAGAGGAAACCCTCATAGGTGACGGAAGCCGAGCATGTAATGACGCAGACGGGGGAGGTCTCGGCGGAGCCGGGGACGACGTACGCGCTGATGTTGTGGCAGTTGCCGGAGCCGCCCAGCGCGGCGACGACCTGTGTGGTGTTCGCCCACCCCGAGGATGGCAACGACCCCGAGGCGTTGGTCGTGAAGGTCAGGGTCGAGCTGGAGTGCCCACCATAGATGGCCACCAGCAGATCGGTGGAGACCGTCGTCCCCGAAGCGGCCGTGGTCGTCCACGCGGTTTGGGCCGTGTTGGTCTTGTCCACCATCGCCACATCGAGCGGCGATGAGGTGGCGATCCCGGTGAACTCCAGGATGTTCCATGTCCAGCCGAGGGCAGTGTTGCCGGTCCCCGGCGTGAAGGTCGCCGTCCAGGACAGCGCGCCGCTGCCGCAGTTGGCCAAGTAGGCCGAGAAAGAGCAGCCGTTCGGGCTCGTGTTGGCGACGTTGGTGCCGCCCACCCACGTCCCGCTGTTGGTGTTGATCGCGATGCTGTCGTTGGTGCCCGACCCCGACGAGGACCAGGTGACGATCAGGAGCAGCAGGTCGCCGGTGTTGGTGGGCGTGATCGCCGGAGTGCAGGTGGTCTGCCCGGTGACGGTAGCGCCGGTGCCTGCCTGTTGGGCGAGGGAGACCACGGCTCAGATTTCGATGACCATGTAGCAGACCGCCTTGGTCGTGCCGTCGCCGTGGATACGGATGCGGCAGACGTGGCCGGGCAGGATGCCAGGCTCACGACCCAGCGGGAACTGCTTCCAGTAGCCACCGATCGGCTCCACGATCTGGCTGTCGAGGCTGCGGCAGACCGTGATGCTGCCCTCGGCTGAGGAGGTGTAGCCCGAGAGCGCCGTGCTCATGTTCAGGGGCACCGAGGACGTGCCGGCCGTGGTGTTGGCGGGAGCGTTGGGGTCACCGTAGGGCATGAGGTCCGCCACCGCGTAGGAGGTCACGGTGGCGGCGATCGCCCCCGTCTCGACCAGCTCGCACTGAAAGCCAGCGGCGAGGGCGGCGCCGTTGAAGCTCACGCCCCACTCGACGACCTTCAGGGGCGTGTTCGCGCTCGGGACGATCTGCATGAGCGTGAACAGGGTTGCGCTGGTGGTTACGGGTGTGATCGGTGCCGTCGTCGGCATCGGCCCGTTGTAGATGACGTAGGTGGTCGCCATGGCGCTGCCCCCGGCCGCTTAGCTGACGGTGGCGGTGACCGCGCCGATCGCGAAGCTCACCGTGGCGCCAGAGGCCACTGGCCCGGTCACGGCAACCGCAGGGCTACCCCACTTGTAGGTGCCGCCCGAGGAGGCGGTCCACAGGCCGATGTAGAGGTTGCCGCCCTCGGAAGGCATCGAGGTGAACGCCTGGGCATCCGTGGAGGTCATCACCCCGCCGGCCGCGGCGCCGAACTGGATGATCTGGCGAACATACGACCCGCCCGTCACCTCGCTGGCCCCGGTCGTGGTGGGGTCAGCAGTGTGGAGCGAGAGGTAGTAGGTGGTGCTCGCGGTGATGATCGCGCCAACAGCGGCGTTCTCGGAGGCGGCGGTCAGGTCGGACAT